TTTTAATGATTTTGTTTTGATCAAGGTTAATAGAATTGGTATATTGGAGAACATTGTTAGCGATAGATACGAAAATGGTATTATTATGAATCTTTTTATAATTAAGAAGTAAAGAGTTTTCAAAGGTGAGAAAGCGGTTCTCGGGATTATTCTCAAGATTGTATTCTTTTGCATTGACGATAAAATAAGGATTTGCGGAGAACATGATATCAAGATAAGAGTCAAATTTATGTCCGATAGGGGTATAAATATCAAAATAATTATTGTGTAGATGTAATTCATTTTCAATATCTTTATAAGAATATTCGTTGGTGTCCATCTGTGCTAAATGAATGATATTTTCGGATTTATCATGGAGTTGTAAATTAACAATTAATTGTCCAATTTGTTGTTTGGAGATACCAAAGTTCTCTTTAGATAACAAATCAAAATGTTTTTGAAAATTAATTTTATGACTGGTTCTAGAGAACATGTAAAGTTCTTCATATGAAAATTGTTTAAAATTAGTTTCTTGTAATAGTTTAATTTTGATAGAGCGTATGGAGTCATCTTGTAATATTTTTTGCGAGGATATGGAGAGGGGAGTCTCATATTTTTCTAAATATATTTGTTCATCTTCGGTAAAAATGTCAGTATCTTGGTAGTTAACGGAGGTTTTATCGGTATTGAAAAGATGTAGATGACTAGGTTCTCCATTTTCATTTAAAATAATGATTTTTAAAGGTTCAAGAATAGATGGAAAGGTGTTTGGGTTCATATTATATAATATATCTTATACAATATGTAAGTATTTTGTATTGAAAATATAATATCAATTGGGATGGTATTTTGGATCAGTGTATTTGTTTTGTTCTTTGCTTTTAACTAACTTGCCATCAATGTTGTCATAATTGAGGAATACTTTTTGTTCAAGTTCTAAAATGCGTTTTTCTAAATCATCTATTTTCTCTTTGTATTCGTTAAGGGTCGTTTTGCTAATGTTATTACCCATATAGATTATAGAATATACAAACAAATTTCATAAATAGTTGACCGATTAGAGATCATAATATGGATTATCATGTATTTGCATGCCGCAGTATTCTTGTGGTTTTTTACTATAATCAACGGGTTCATGTATACCGGCTTCTTTTGCATTTTCAAGTAAAAATTTGAAATTTTCCCAGAATTCGCTTTTATGTCCGATAGATTTGCTGGCGACGTGTGCAAGTTCGTGTATGGCGACGAAAGTGAGTGTACGTTCGTCAATGAGTTCTTCATTGTTGTGTTTTTCTCTATTTAAACAGAAAGCTATTTTTTCGCCTTTATTTTCACTATAGGCAGTGAATTCGCTAGTGGGTAATGTTTCCATAACTTTTTTAGGATTAAAGTTAGTAACAAGGCGTTTGACATTGTCTTGTTCGGGGTATTTTTCTTGTAAATAAACGACTAGTTCTTTACATTTTTCGGTGACTTTTGCTAAAAGATCGGCGGCTTTTTGTACTTTGCTTCTTTCGCGTACACAGTATTTATTTCCGTCTTCATTAGACACAATGCATGTTAATTGGAATTCTCCATAATTATCAACATAAATATAAATACATAATCCAATAATGGTGAATAATATAATGTATCCTAAAATGTCTGCACCACTCATATATATATAATAAAAAGGTTTTAATGAATAGAATGTTTATAATAATGTAGAATTATTATAAAATTAGTTTCCGTTTCCTAGTTCAAGAGGAACGCGAGCGTAGTCTCCTTCAATAGTACTTTGGTTCCAAGGACCGGCTTCTTTCTTGGCAATAACAGGATCAGATCTCAATTGAAGATTGGCGTTACGAAGAGATTGACCAACGGTGTCAAGACCAATGTGATGTCCAGCCTTTAATAAATCAGGCATCAAAATATCACCCTTGTTTGCTGTATTAGGGTTAAGAGCAGCCCATTGACTGTTTTCATCATTGGGTAAAAGATCCTTTGGGTTAGCTACTTCCTTAAGGTTATATCCAGGTTCAGAAGTGGATGCTTTTGGGGAAGGTTCGGCAACCTTTTCAGAATTTTCATCAGATTCAGGTGTACCATCTTCCATCTTATCCACAACAGTTGTTTTACCGTTAGAATACATAACTAAAGCAACCATTAGTATGATAAATACGATTAATACTAATACACGCTCCATTGTAAAAAACTTCTTTGCACCGCTAAAAATACCACTAAATAATTTTCCAAACATTTCGTTTATATAATAACGGTTGATATAATTTATTTAATAAAATTAATAAAACAAAAGGTAAATATACAGAAAACAAAATGGCTAAATATTATAATTATTCTATGTTTTCATCTTCAGCATTTGATTCTGTATCAGACTCCGAATCCGAATCACTTGTATCCTCCAACATATATAAATTCTTAATACGTTTTGCTTCTAAATAGGATGATAATGCTAAATCTCTTGCCACTTTGGCCTTTCGTTTTGCCTCTCTATACATATCATAATAAACACTGTTCTTGTTCTTTATAGTAAATGACTCGTCTTCATTAATTTTATCTAAAGTTAAATGTACCTCCTCTAATTCGTCCTTCTCTTCCTCTTCCAATTTTTCTAAAGTTTCCTCATGATTCACCTCTATTTTACCAATTTCATCATTCATGTTCTCTAAATTCATATTCGTATCTTCTTCCTCTTTTTCTAAAGATGTATCTTCTGCTATTTCTTCTAAATTATTATCGTCCGTATTTACTACTATATCCGACTCTATTACTTTACTACTCATTATATTTTTATCATCTTCATTTACCACATCATGAATGGGTTCGTCTGTTGTTTCTATTTCTTCATTTTGAAAGGATTCAATAGTATTATTGTTTTCGGCTGCGGAAGGTTCACTGACGGGTAGGTGAGACTCAATTGGTTTAGTTTCAGCCTCATTTATAGTGGGTTTGAATAGACATTTTTCAAAAAGTTTATTGGGTTGAACGATCATCATTTGTTTGGCTTCAAATTCTAATTGAAAGGTGGTGTTAGAGCATTTGATGCCTTTAATTTCAATGATAGAGAGAACTTTTGTTTTTTCTTTGATGTTCTCTAAAGGTACTAAATTTTCTTCTTCATCATAAATTTTCAATAATGGTTTTCCTAGATTCGTACCGATGTTTATTCTTAAATTATAATATTTCCCGGATCTATAGATTTTGAGTGGAGCAGTGAAATAGTCTTCAATGTCGTGCATTTCCATCTTGTCTTCAAACCATTGTTCACTATTTTCAAAAATTAATTTCATACATTTAGATTCAAGGTTCTCCATGAATTCAATAAAATCCGAATTTGCATTTGTAAACATTAGATCTGTATAATATTTTTTACCCGATTTTAAGAATCCTTGTTTTATAGTACATTCTGGAAGACGGAAATAGAAAGGATTTTGAGAATTGGCTAGACATAATTTCATGAAGTAACTACCACCAGGTATTTGTTGAGGTTTAGCTAAAGATAATTTTGAAAAATCAAAATGGCTGTTTGTAAAATGAATACTTTCTTCCATTAAAAAATCCTTCTAAAAGAATCACAAGATTATAACGAATATCGCCATGTATATCGTTTAAAATACATATAAAATATAATCATTACATTAATGAAACAACTAAAAGATATTTGTATTAATTTTTTAAATGACGTTGAAACGAAGAAAGAGATGTATGATTTTTTAAAACCCGTTGTTAATTCTATTTACAATGAAATCTACATTTATATTTGGATTATCTGTTTTTATAATTTAATACTCTTTCTGATTATTTTAGCAAATCTATTTTTACTATTAAAACTAATAAATAAAAATTATAATTATGCGTTGTAATAATATCTATCTTTACTATATATGAGTGTTCCTAGTATGAATGCAAAGAAAACAGTCGGCGGTATGGTCCCAAAGAAAACAGTCGGCGGTAAGACACAAAAAATGTTAGGTGGAAAAAGACGTAGAAATAAAAGAAAGTCTATGAAAAAACCAAAACGTAAGTCCATGAGAAAGGCTTCCCGTCCCAGTATTCGCAGTTTAATGAAAGAATTAAAACTTATTAAGGGTGGTTCTGGCGCTGCTACACACGGTGTCCATGCTTATGGTGATATGAATAATCAAACTGCTGGAGACAATATGAGTAATGTGATTAAAGTACACCCTCCAATGTCCTCTGCAGGTATGGCTCCTCCTGTTGAAATGAAAGGCGGAAGATGCGGTTTAAAAAATAATATGTAATTGCGAACCTCTAAATAGAATCCTTTAGAGATATTAACTAATTATTATATAGTATTACTATATAATGATCGGATATTGTCTTAAATGCAGAAAGAAAACGGAAATGATGAACCCTAAAAGAAAAACACTCAAAAAGGGTAGACAAGCTATGCAAGGTATTTGTTCAGTATGTAAAACTCAAAAAATGACTGTGTTTGTTGCAAAGGAAGATAAAGTAAAAAAGAACAAATCAAATAAGAAATCAAAGAAAAATAAATCACAGAAAAAGTAATAATTGTGAAAAGATTTTTCCATTATAGTACATAATGGAAAAAACAATAGAATCAAAAAAAGATTTCATTGAAGAAATTAGAACCTGGATTTTATACGACAGTCAATTAAAATTAATAAATCAAAAGTTGAAAATTATTCGGGATAAAAAAACCAATTTAACAAAAAATATATGCCATTTCGCTTCTCAAAACAATGTACAAAACAAAATAGAAATTAGCGATGGACATTTATCTTTTTACGAAAAAAAAGACTATTCACCATTGACCTATGGTTATGTTGAAAAATGTTTAGGTGAGTTAATTAGCGACAAAACACAAGTGCAGTATATTATTAACTATATGAAACAAAATCGTGAAGTTAATAAAAATATGGATATTAAACGAACCTATATTAAAAATTTACAATTACAAAACGAAAAGGATTAAATACACGGTAATATATATAGAATGGAATTTTTAAAAGCTGATGTTAATAAATATAAAATCATGAATGACAATGCCACTAGAAATATTAGTATGTTAGTAACGGATATTATAGATGATTCCAATTACTTTAAAAATAAACACAATAACGCCGAATACGAAATCTCTTCGCTCAACAGTCAACTAGATGATTTAGCACTTCCTGTTGGATTAATTACTACGAAAGAATCAGATTATATGCAAGGAGGCGGTATGTGTCTTTTTAAAACCAAAGAAGGCGTCATTGAAAATGATGTTTTTGATCTATTGTTTCATTCTGTTTCCAAAATTAAAACCCCGAAATATAACAATAATAAAACAAAAAAAATAAAACGATAATAATGTAATTTTAAGAATTATATTATTAACGTGTACGACGCTTTGATTTAGACTTTATCTTCTTCGTTTTTCTCATTTTTTTCTTACGTATTGAACCACCAGTTGTAGTATTGCCATCGTTCTTACCAGTATTGCCATCGTTCTTACCAGTATTGCCATCGTTCTTACCATCAGTTTCTTCACTATTAAAAAACTGGAATATGGCCTTAAAAACATCAGCAAGAAATCCACTTATCTCTGAATCAGAAACGTCTTTTAAATTTAATCTTTCTAGTATATAATCATTTTTGTTATTTCCACTCTTGTCGTTTAATTCATGTAGATGGACTGCAACAACATACAGTTCAAATAGCGTCTCTAATAGTTCTTTAACAATTTTAGTTTCTTCACTATTTTTAGTTTCTTCATTATTTTTAGTTTCTTTATCAGATTCTTTAACAATTTTGGTTTTTTCACCGTCATTACTACGTTCAGGTAGTTGAATAGCGTGTATGAATTCTTTAAAACCTTCAAAATCTTTATTCTCCTTATATTCATCTAATTCCATACTTTTTAATTGTTCTAGATTAATTATACTTTTGTTGCACATGAGTTGTACATTTAATATTCTTTTTAGGTCAGTAAGACGTTGCTCATTGTGTTCTATAGAAATAACTTTTCCAATTCCATCCTCTCCAAAGAAAATCTCACGTGGGTTGTTCATTTTTTTTAGATGTTTTTCAACTTTTTTAATTATTGTATCATATAAAATATAATCTATCTTGTTCTGCATAGTTTGACGTACCCTATCATTAGGTGTAGTTTTGCCATCATCGCCAATAGGTTTAGCGCCTTTAAACAATGATGACATTTCTTTTTTAAGAAATGCTAACACAATTTCCGCATTAGGTTTTTCGTCCTTTATTTTAGTTTTGACTGTACCATCATCATCATCATCACTTTTAGCATCATCAGCATTAGCAGTAGTTTCAGCATTAGCAGTAGTTTCAGCATTAGCAGTAGTTTCAGCATTAGCAGTAGTTTCAGCATTAGCAGTAGTTTCAG